GCTATCTTCTCAGTAGACCAATTTTCGGATGCCCATTCTGCCATCTCTTTATAGGCTTCGACTCCACCTATGTCTGAGAAAAGCTCAGTGGCTTGAGATTGCATGACAGCTTTCTGTCCTTCTACATATCTGTCAACCATTATACGAGACAAGCCAAGCTCTTCAAGCTCTTTATATTGCTCATCATTAAATTCCTGTCCCTGCTCTGACCACTTGGTTGCATAAGAGTCAAGGACTTCAGGAGTTAACTTGTCGGATACGTCATCAGGAATACTATCAGTAGTATCACTATCAGTACGTTCAGTATCATTAAGTTCCTCTCCTTGTTTACGTTCCATTTCAGCATAAGACTTTGCCATGTCTTCAGGGGTAGCAAACTTTTCAGGTAGCCAAGAGGGGCGCGAGTCTTCTCCTTCAGTCGAAACATCAGGTCTAGGAGTAGGTTCTTCATTCTGTGGTATAGTTTCATTGGTTTCGTTGTTTTCAGCTTCTTCAGCTTTTGAATATTCTATGCGGTTTACCATGTGTTAATTTATTGTGTTTATTGTGGAGGACCTTCGCCCTGAGATGGAGGGTTCATCATTGCTTTTGCCCCCTCCTGTGCTATAGGAGCAGTGGCTTGTTGTGCCATCTGTGCCATCATAGCTTGTTGCTGTTGCTGTTGTTGTTTAGCCATACGGTCTTGTTCAGTAACAATTAGACCTTCTGATTTAATACCTAAAGCATCTGCCTTACGACGGAGATAATCATCTATATTGATGTACTCTGAAACAGCTTGTGGTCCGAAAGTCTGTGCAATCCCTGCGACTAGAGCTTCCAATTTGTTCAAGTCTTGTCCTCGACCAAGTGCATCCACCCCTGTAATTATCATTGCAGTAATGTATTGTTGAGGAAGTTTAGGCATTTTCCCTCGCTTCTGAAGAGAAGATAACATCATCTTTACCAAAGGCAACTGAAGAGAAGCACCTAGTTGACTGTAGATAGAGGAGTATTGCTTCTGTATTTCTTGTTGAAGCATACGGATTTCTTCTGCTGTCACACGTTCTGCCTGTCTTACCATGTCCTGCGTCAATAAGAATGCATGGCTCAGCCTCTCCTGTATTTGCTGTATGCTCTCTTGTGCTACACGGAAGTCAGCAAACTTATTCATTTGTAAACAAGTTACATCAGTATCCCTTCCTTCTCGGATTGCACCATTAGGGGCTTCAGCTAAAGTCTTAGCACGAGTAGTTCCGTTGGGTGCTACTAGGAATAGTACACGAGCAGAGGCTACTGCCCCCTCAACTAAAGCCTTCTGTAGTTTCTCAAGAGCTTTGAGGTCACCAAAGTTCTCATCAACAATAGAGCGAGCATAGTCCATTCCGTCTACGGCGAACATACGAAGAGGGAGATAAGGAGACTTCTCTATAGGATATTCCCCCTCACTGTTTGGAATAACTCTGCCTAACATCTCCTGATGCATGTATACCTTTTTACCTTCGCGGTACATACATGTATAGACATCTATATCCTCTTCCGATGTGTGCTCTGCTTGCGCTACTTCTCTTAATTCTTCAGGGAGAGCAGAAGGAGCAATAGATTCTTTTGTGATAATCTTTAACACATTACCTTCCCCATCACGTTTGACCACATAATTGTTCAAGCCGAACATACGAAGGTTACCTTCATCAGTCAGGTGCAGGAGAACATTGCCCCCAACAACTAAGTGTTTGATGGCTTCTGCTAAGACAGGACGGAAGTTAGCAACCTCCATTTCCTTCATAACAACCCTCTCCATCCGAGCAAGGGAGGAATCTATCTCTGCCTGTATCTCACCTATACCCTCTAATTCTGCCATCGCTTTTTCATCAAGGATTAAGCGGAAGAATGGTTGGTCTTGAGGAGGGAAAAGACTCATCAAGAAGGAGGAAGATAGGGTGTTTACTCCGCGAGCACCAACAGAATTATAAGGAGTAACTAAATATGATGTACTGCTGTGGTTATCTTCAGGGAAAAGGCTAGGGATAGTATATTTAGCACACTTCTGCGCTCTCTCTAGATAGGGTCGACGGTCAGTGACCATCTTTTCATACTGCTTTTCTAGCATTAGGATGAGCCTCCATAGTTACTCAGCTTAAACTTGTTCAGACCCTGTGCGTTCTTAGGTTCATAACCTCCACCCTCTGCTTTCTGCATTCCACCCATTCGATAGTTATGCATCATTGAGGCAACTTCAGAGAATAATGTCTTAGGTTTTTTAACATCCTCAGCCGTAGGCATTGGTTGTAGTTTTGGAGGGGCAGGTATAGTAATTTTAGGAGACGAGCACATTATCTTGTTGTTCTTTATACAGTTCTATGAGGAAGTTGACCACTGCCCTCTGACCTGAAGTAAATCTAATCTCATCAAGAGTCATCTCTAAATCAGGACACCTCTCAGGGAAGACTTCATCGAGATATTCAATGAGCTTCTTAGAGATAGCAGGGGCAGTAGTCTTAGCCATTATAGGGAAAGTCTATCAGTGTAATAGTCAATATTCCATAGTTTTACTTCATGGTTATTGTCTCTATACACATTACCTCGAAGGATAAAGGCAAGCCTAGCTTGAACTAAAGCATCTTCCTCAGTCAATCCTTGCTTCTTAAAGGCAGTCAACACAGCTTCCCATTGAGTTTCAGCATCATCATCTTCCTTGATTAACTTCCTAGCAGTGACAGGTCCAACTTTAGGACACCCCTTAAAATTATCTGCTGTGTCTCCACAAAGAGTCTGAATAAAGTGAGTCCGTCTAGCTTCATCTTCGGACACCTCAAGTATGCCTACCTCAGGAGTGCGTGGAATAAAGTGTCTGCCTGATACAGTCATTAAATCCTTATCCGAAGAAACCATCACATCATCAGGGCGAGATAATATACCAAGTAAATCATCTGCCTCTAAATCCTCAACCAAAAGTGATGGGTACTTCTCCATCATGGATTCACGGAGGGGCGTAAGAAGAACAGGCTTTCTTGTGTTCTTTCTATTCTTCTTGTAATCAGGAAAGATGTCATACCTGAAACAACGTCTACCACTGAAGCACAGGAATACCTCATCAATTTCTGTTCTCTCTGTTATCTCTTCCACACGAGAGATGAAACCTCTTTCAGCTTTCTTTAAGTCACCAATGACTGTCCAAAAATCAGGGTCACCCTCCCAAGGTATGTTACTCTCAGCACTGAATGCCTCCTGATAAAGGAAGATGTCAGCATCTATAATTAAAGTTGGTCCTTTTAGCATTCGAGGTCTGCCTCCACGATGTTGATAAACTTTTTAGTTGCATCTTCTAAGTGCTGTAAGCGCATAAGAATTTCTTCTTTCTCAGGGCGATTAGATTTTTCATGCTCCTCAGGGTAAGCCCTACGAGCCTCAAGTTGTTCTATGAAGTTTTCTATAGTCTGTCCAACCTTATAGTTTAATTCATGTACGTCTTCCTTACACATATCACAGCTAGGGAGTCCGACAATAAGTACCTCATGGTCTGTATCTTCTACTAGGTCTGATACTGCTTTTTTTAGTTCTTCTAATTTCATTGTTTTGTTTTGTTTGTTAGTGGGTTTCTGCCCAATTGTTGCCTACATTAAAGTCTCCATCAAGCGGACAGCGTAGGTTAAAAAACTGTCCTGCTTCCACAAAAGATTTAAGGAGAATTTCTCCTACCTCTTCTGCGATGTTGTCGAGACACTGTACTTGTACCTCGTCATGTATGTGAGCAACCTGTGCACACTCTTTCTCTGTCCACCCTTGTTCACGGAAGTATCTATTAGATAACACAGTTGCTTTCTTCATTACAACAGATGCTCCTGACTGTAGTAAAGTATTTAATGCTGAGTGTTCAGACCTACAAGTTAGAGGTCTTCCATCTAGTCCTGTCAAACGTCCTTCTAATTCTACAGTCTTTTTAACTGCAGTCACAAGTTTACCAAGTGCAGGCATTCCACTTAATAGAGAGGTTTGAAGAGCCTTGCCCTCTCTTGCTGTGCCTCCAACTAACTCGCCAATCTTAGTTGGTCCACCACCATAGAGCGTACAGTACATTAAACCTTTAGCCATGTTGCGTCCGTTCGGATGGTCTCCTAACCCTGATGCCTGCTGATTAACTGTATGTATATCGCCTGACAAGATAGCATCTATATACTTGTTGTCCCACTTGCCTGTGTAGTGAGCAAGGATACGTAACTCAATCTGTGAAAGGTCAGCACCAACAAGCTTGTAACCTGTAGGAACAGTGAAGAGTTCACGACATTCTTTCCCATAAGGAGAAGACACTGAACAAGTCTGAGCAACATTTGGTCTACTGTGTGTGCACCTACCACTAACTGCTCCGTTGTGATTGATGTACCCATGTATTCTGTTACCTTTAACTAACTTCATCCATGCAGACTTACCGTCCCCCAACATACCAAGACGTTTTGTGAGCATTAAGTACTCTTCCAACACCCTAGCTTCAGGATAATCTAGTCCTTTCAGAATTGATTCGTCAACTTTTGCTCTACCATCAGAAGTAAACTCAGTAGGCTTCCACCCATACTGCTTCTTTAATGCATCGGCAATCTGTATTCTTGAATTGATATTGAAGGGTATCTCTTTAATCTTATTTGGTCCTCTTACGAGACTTTTTCTGTCTTTCAAAAGGGCATCAGATTTTTTGAGGTATTTTTTCTTTGACGTAGGACACTCCCAATACTGAGGGGTCTTCATCTCTTGACGTATAGGAGGAAATAAAGAGGAGAGTTGTCCTTCTATCTCAAACTGACGGGCTTTTATTTTAGTGTATAACACTTCAGCTTTTTTATTATCAAACATGAACCCCATCTTCATCTGCCTATCTAAATAGAAAGCAAACTCTTGTTCCAAAGCAACACACTCAGGAGGTAGGTCACTCACCTTCTCATATAGAGAGGCTGTAACTTCTAAATCCTGCATGCAATACAGACCCATTTCCTCTGTGTATTTTTCCCATGCGCCTTCTTGTCCACCATAAGAACCTTTGAAGCACCCAAGGCGAACACCCCAAGCTTCAAGACTATGCTTTCCAATCAACTTTGCAGGAAACCCTTTGATGTTGAAGTCTAAGTTCTTTCTGTCTGCATACTTGATGCGTGACATAACAAGAGTGTCCTGTATGGTTGCATTATGCTTCCACTCAGGATGTAGTTTACGGAGTACAGGGAGGTCAAAACCTATAAGGTTATGTCCAACTAAAACCTCTGCTTCACTTAACTTCCTTAATCCATTAGCTAATGTGTCAGCAGTATAGAGCCATGACTCCCCTGTATCCAAATCTTTTACACCCATACAGTGTATTGTGTTTACTACGTCGAGCAAACCGTTAGTCTCTAAGTCGAAGAGAAGTTTCATTAGAACTCCCCCTCAATCTTATCGAACTGCATTGTCTTCTTATTAAACTCAAGAGTACCCATTACCCCTGTGTCACCTGAGAATCTATTCTTTAAAAGCCTACATATTACTTGGTTAACTGTATCTGCATCTTGTTGGTCACGTTCCAAGCCAATACAAATATCAGCAAGACCTGCAATCTGTGTAGAACCTCGCAGGAGAGACAAACTTGTGCGTCCACCTTCTTCCATTGGTCGAGTATCTACTCTCTTTAAGTGACTGACTAGAAACAATGCGATGTCTAGTTCCTCTACAAGAGAGCGAAGCTTAGTCATCACAGAGTCTATCTTTCTCCTCTCGTCACCTTGGTCTGCACCACCTGATAACATGAGAGTAAGGTGGTCAAGGAAGATATACTTGTATCCTGCATGAGCCAAGAACTTTATCTTCATCATAAGATGTTCAGGGTCTAGTGAACCAAAGTGGTCATACAAAACTATTTGGTTGTCACCAAAAACTTCATCGAGTGCAACATCACGTTCCTCTTCACTGAGATTAAACTCTAGGTGCAAAGCCTTCTTTGTATGTATCCCCATGAACTGCAAAGCAGACTGACGAACATTCTCTTCAAGAGCAATGTATCCAACCTTTACTTCTTTACTTAAGTCGTATGCTATTTGCCTACAGATTGTACTCTTACCTGTACCTGTGCCTGCAGTTATTACAATGAGTTCCCCACGTCTGATACCATAAGTGGATTTATCCCAACAATCCCAAGGGTAACTCATGGACTCATTAATTCTCTCTTCAGTAACTGCCTTAAAAATTTCTTCCTTAAAAGCTAAACCGTCAGGACGATGTGGCTTTGCCGACCACATAGCAGTAATCATGTCTGCTCCCTTGTTGGCAACTAACATTTCATTAAGGTCTTTAAACCCTTCAGGAAGCTGTCCAATGTATGCTTTACCTGCTGATAGTACATCAGCACATTTAGATGCAGATGCTTGACCTGCTTCATCCATATCAAACATGAAGATAACTTTTTCAAAGCCCTCCAAAAACTCAATGGACTTCTTAATACTTTTAGGTGCAGACTGCGCACCGTTAGGTACTCCAACAACAGCCCACTTCAGAGACTGAACCTGTGCCATAGAGAGAGTATCAATCTCTCCTTCACATACTATTATCTGCTTACCTCCTGACCACAAGTGTTGACCAAAGAGTTCCATAGATGATGAATCACCTTTGATTTTAAAGTTCTTATGACAGTCTCTAAGTTTCTGTGCTACTACAACTCCATCTTTGTTCTTATAGTTAGCTACTTGGTATTCATCGGTGAACCCATAGCCATACTTTCTGCACGTCTCCTCAGTTATTCTACGTGAAGGGAGTGGACCATACTCTAGGTCAGTGAGAAGTGATGGGTTGTGTGTTGCTGTCATTTGTGGTGTGTCTGTTTGTGTTTGTTTGTGCGTGTCACAAGCGAAGCAGAATTGATGACCATCGTCATACAAACTGTTTGCGTCGCTTGAGCCACAATTATCACAAGGTATATGCCCTATGAATTGTGAGTCTTGTATTTCATTTTTATGCATCCTTTGTCCTCCTTAGACCAAGTTTTTTCTGCGGTTAATTTTATTATTTGTTTATCATCGTCATACAGATGTCCGTTTAAAGAATCCTGTATTGCCTTTACGTAATTATCTACGTCCCCACGTGGGAAGTCAAGCTTTGATGTACGAGGTTTTGAAACTTCAAACACAAAGTGAACTTCTAGTGGTTGAGTCAGAGGCTCAGTTACCCCTGACTCTTTTAATACTCTAGGTATTATTTCTTTAGCTTGCTTCTTGAAGCGTGTGTAGTTCTTTCCGAAATAGACCCCCCATCTTGTCACCCTAGGGCGCGAGGCAGGGACGCTTTCAATCGGAAAGACTAAACTCTTCATTAGAAGTCAGAACCGTTTGAAGATGCTTTCTGTCCTTGGTAACCACCTTCTACTTCTAGTTCAGCAGGATTGGAAGAGTTTTCACCCTCAAATCCATCGTGAACTTCAAACATAGAAGTGTCTACTCCCCCTGCTATGTAAGGCTTAAGGTCAACTACCTGAACGGAGTTAATCCTTAGAGTCATACCAAAGCCGATAGGAGCATTCCAAGTAACAACATCAGTTCCTACACTTAAG